AGACGACATGATACTGTTCTAGTTTAGTTATTTAGTACGATATTTGGCGTAGGATAATGACCTTAAGTATTCAATTTCGTCATTGTTGACGACATGTAATGCTCCTACTACTTCTTGCCAGGTGTAATTTCTCATTGTTCCCCAATGAAAGTTTAAACCTTTGAATCCCCATGCAAGAACTTCCATGCAAGCAATTAATGGATGTTCATCATATGTAATATCAGGACTCTTTGCTATGTATAAAAAAGTATAATATTTTCCTGGTTCAGGAACCCACTCAGTTTCCGTGAATACTTCCAATATACTCATCATAATACTATCTGCATCTTCAGAACCATCAAGTTTTTCTTGAAGTTCTTGAATACGAACAGGTGTATTTCGGGTTGCATCCCTTTCTCTTCTTTCTTTAAGAGTTTTTCTTGGCATTATTTGATACCCAATTCGTTTTCGGTAATAATCTTAAATTCAATTTTTCTATCTTTACACCATTCAGATGCAGCTTCCCACTTTGCTCTATTTACTTCAAATGTCTTACACTCATAAAGAAATGATTTAGTCATTCTCTTCTTCTGTTTTGGAGGTAGAGTTTGTTTTCTAGGTTTTACTTCAATCACATAAGTTTTAATTTTCCCAGTATTTTCTTTCACATTGATGATAAAGTCTGGAAAATATCTTCTCATTTTACGTTCAGTTGGATCAAAATAGGGGATACAAAATTCTTCACTTCCCCAAGCAACAATGTTCTCATTCAAATCACACCAAGAACAAAACTTGCGTTCCCAACTACTTCGACATATAATATTATTATAGTCACCCTTATATTTGTTGGGGTTTTTTGGCCTGTATCTGCTTTTGATACTTTGTGCCATCTTGTATACATAATATATAACGTAAAAGTATTTATAGATGGCAGCCCAAGCTCCCCAAAATCTAACGACAGATTTTGTAAAATCTAGATTATTAAATGTTGCCCAAACCTCATTTTATGCTCTTACACTGCCCATACCATCGGCAATTCAAGGGTTGATGAGATCTCGTGGTCTAAAGATAGCAGGAACTGCTAATGATTTGTCTCAGGTTGAATTATTATGTACAGAAGCTTCTTTACCAGGATCTACAATAGCAACTCATGATGTTACTAATGATTATGCTGGTGTTACTGAGAAGATGGCATATCGTAGAATTTATGATCAAGGTTTAAATTTAACATTTTATGTAGATAGAGATTATCATGCAATAGAAATATTTGAAACATGGATAGATTATATAACTGGTGGTGAAGATAGGGGTTTATCCAAAAGTAGACATAGAAATTTTAGAATGAGATATCCTGATAGTTATAAACAGGAGATATACATTACAAAATTTGAAAAGGATCAGCATTCATCTTTGAGTGATAGAAGAAAAAATGTTATGAACTATAGTTTTATTGGTGCTTTCCCACAAACAATCACATCAATGCCAGTCTCTTATAATCAACCTGATATATTGAGATGTAATGTTTCGTTCAGTTATATTCGTTATGTTGCTGAAAGATCACTAAGAGGGGCAAGAGGAGCAAGAAGTAATACAATGAGAACAATTCCAAATCTTAAAAATATCCCAGTTAATACTTCTACGACTGCTCAGATTGCAAAAGATAACGCACAATATGGAAATACTTTTCCATAATAAAATATAACAATACTTTTTAG